AGGATTTGATCTAGACCTGCTACTTGTGGCATACCAACTGTGGTAACAAATTGACCAGTTTTTTCGTCTCGGGCAGTGCTTAATTCCCAACCCTGGAACCGGGCACTGTACTCGAACTCGGCCATTTGTTTGGCCATTCCGAGAATTTCTGTGCGGATTTCGTATCCGTTCTTGCCCTGGTTTACCTTAAACTCGGGCATTTTAAAATCTGGAATGAGTTTCTCTCCGTAGTTATTTGACATTTTATTTCTCCTTAGTGTGTGAATGTCTGTCTAATATACAATCGTCTTTAGTAAATATCAATGATTTTGATAAATACAATTGCCAATCGCGACACTGGAATGTCCATCGGCTCTAACGCTTTACAGGAGCATCAGCATGTTTATTTATTATGTTTACGCATATCTGCGTAAAAGAGACGGAACACCTTATTACATAGGCAAAGGTAAAGGCAATCGTGCTTATGTAAAACACCCAGGTATTAGTGTACCAAAAGATAAAAGTAAAATTATTTTTTTAGAAACAATGCTTTCGGATATTGGTGCTCTGGCGATAGAAAGACGGATGATAGAATGGTATGGTAGAAAAATTAACGGCACTGGTATCCTACTTAATAAGTCAGATGGAGGTCAAGGGGCAGCAGGACACAAACCTAGCCAAGCATCAATTAATGCTAGAGTAGAAAAAATAAAAGGGCAAAAGCGACCAAAGCACAGCAAAGCAATGAGAGGAGCAAATAACCCTTTTTATGGAAAAACTCATACAGAAGAGTCGTTAGAAAAAATGCGACATAATCACGCTGATGTGTCTGGATCAAATAATCCTATGTATGGTAAAGGAGGAGCCACTAAAGGCAAAACTTGGAAATGGAAAGATGATGCTAAAAGATTATCAGGTCCGAGTAATCCTATGTTTGGTAAAGTGAGCCCTAATCGAGGAAAAACACCTGAAAAGTTTTTGTGCGATCATTGTGGAATTAAAGTTAGTAAAGGTAATTACAATCGTTGGCATGGAAAAAATTGTAAATCTTTACTAACCTAGTAATCAATGACTGCGACGATTGTTTGGAGTAACAAAATCCCATTCTTCTCCCAGTAGAGGTTCTGGTTTGTCTAACAGCTTGTCTATGTAGACCACAAAGGTGGCCAATGATATAATAGCAAACATTGCCAGCATTTTATCGCCCCATCACGCGGCAGGCCTGTCGCCATTGACCTCTGCGTGTCAATTGGCTGGCCATCAAAACTTGTTGTACAACTTGTATTAGGGTTTTAAGGAGTTTCATTGCATGAGATCCCTGCGATATAGGGAAAGATACCTGCGAGCACGGGCTCGTCCACTGCGTTCCATGGCACGATAAATGGACGATAATATATTTTTAATCATCGATAATGTTCCTTGTGAGAATTATAAGTAAACTCTTTGATATAAAGATCAAGAGTAGCAGCATCGGTAATGCTTTTGGTTTTAAGATATTGTTCCAAACGACTTTGGTAACCGTCTTTGGGAAACATCTCTGCTAGTCGCTCAAGGATATTGAGCATGAATTGGGAAATCATAGTTGTCCTCTGTCAGTGTTTATTGTGCTATGCACAAAATTTATTTATCAAGTTGGTCGATGTTGTCTAAGTATTGTTGTAGATTATTTGCATAAAGAGTAAGGGTAATACTTGTTTGTTCATCAAAAACTCTTAGGTCGGTTAGATCGTTAATATAATAGGGACATGGAAAATGTTTCTCCATCTGCAGGAGGGTTTTTGGCATAATTTTAGTTGGTATGTGGTGTTGATAGTACTGAATTTTAGCGTTAACAATGCAAAATTGATATCCTACTTTAGTTAGGCGCATACTGGCCGCATTTAGTGGATTAAAAAACCAGACTCTACGAAAATGCTCTATACTGTCAATAATTTGCGGATAGAATGAATGTTGTGAATAAACATCACTGCTTGCAATCAACCATTGAATTATGGTAGGCTGATCTAGCTGCACTTCTATTGATGATAAACAATTGAACCTTGATCGAGCAGGACCACAGTAAATTTATCGGTACGAAATTGATTGTTTAATTTTTTAGCCAGACTGATTGCATGACCAGGATTTGAAAAACTGACCTTACGATATTTTGGACCCGGATAACTGACTAATATATTTTGTGTTTTTAAATTCACTGGTTTTCCGTCGTAGTAAACTGCCCAGATACCTTGACTGGCCAATACTTGATCACATTTATAATTGGATTTATCTAACAATTCTAGAATAACTGTTGGCTTAGGTCGACTCATGATACACCTTAATTGATAACATTATTTATATGTAGTTATTAAACTACGATTAATCTCTTTTAGTTTTATTTGCGCGGCATCTTCTGTAATAAATGGGCCAAAAAAATTATTTCGAACTAACACAATTTTTTTTGGACAAAACTCCAAAGCGTATTGACTACCATATTGGACCAGATAATAGCCTGCACAATAATAACTTTTGCTGTCTTTGCTGCTGGTATATAAGGGCAATTTATGTTTGATATCATAAATGGTGTTGTGTGGGGTGCCCCTGGTTGGATAGTTGTAAATCGAATTAGGCGTTGATATTATTTTTTTTTGTTCTCGAACAAATTGAATATTATTAGCGGTTCCTAATAATTTTATACTAGGATATTTTGATCTTTGTTCGCCCTGGACTAAAACAACACCATCATTGGCTACCTGGATAGTGGCTACTTTTTGGCCATCCTTTTCCACAATCCAATACTTGTTTTTAACTACAGGTCTAGCTTGGATTGTCATTCGTAATATCCTTGACTAAAGATTTCTGCAAATGCTTGACTGTTTTCGCTTAACTTTTGCAAGTCAAAGCGGCCACAAAATTTGAGAAATTGAGCACCAATCATGGGACGATTCTTGGTTCGTGCAGCCGCTTCGATAGTTGCCGCGATCTTGACCTTTACCTCATCGGGTTGTGCTCGCAAATCTACTAGCATACGATTACGATTGTAATCGTCAATGACACGATGCTCACGACCTTCGTGGTCGGTCCAACGCTGTAGCATTAAATTATTCCAAGCAAATCCACGGTTGAAACGATCGGAAAATGCTTCGGTCAACCCAACTTTATTTCTCGATCCCTGCCGTCTTACACCAGGATATGCACTGAATATGTTGTCGGTGGGATCACCACGCATACACTTTTCAAACAGGATCCATTCAGGATCAGGGATAGTTTTGGGTTCCTTGGTTTTTTTGTCTATAACACGTTTACCTTTACGATCAAAGATACCATCTAGTGTATGAAGTTCGTCTGTGACGCCATTAAATTGCTTTACGTTCGGTGCCAGTAATTGATGAAAATCACTGTCTGTACTGACAATAATATGTTGATCTCGGGGGTGTAAAGTTATAAAACCTGAAATAAGATCGTCGGCTTCTAGTTCAGCGTGTCGTAGTGTGGTCGAGTTGGTACGCTCATCTAGAAATGCTCGTAGTGCATCTAGTCCTTCCCAAAACAAGCGATCTTCCTCAGCCTCGCGTTCGGTCATAGCAGCACGACTGTTGGCACGATTACGCTTATATGCTGGATAATAGTCCTTACGCCAACTGCGACCCTCGTTGCAGAATACCACATGATCTGCTTGCTGTTCTCGCCAGCATCGATTAACGCTGGTCAATGTGACATGAATAGCGAAGGACACCTTTTCTTCGCTGCTGCTAGCACGGTGGGCTGAATGTCTGGCTCTAAAATACATATTTGCCAGGTCAATGAGTAGATAAGTTTTCATGTCGTTATATTAACAGTTAACGACCCTGTGTGTCAACCAACTTCGGTTCGGCCGTCGCCCAAATTGCGTTTTGACACTCTGCGTAGGTCTGGATCCGCTTGCTCTTGTTCATAGGTTTCCAAAACTACATTACGACAGACTTCTTGGAACCAACGATCCACAATAACATGTTCGGGTTCATCGAGTTTTTTTTGAAATCCGGCTCTTACCAAATTGGCTAAGAATTTGTCATTCCAGTCTAGCTCAAAAGCACCGGCACCAATATTATCAGGATCAAGATCTACGCTGAGTATTGCCACATAAGGTTCTCCGCGATCAGTGGCCAACTCTTTGGCAGACTTTGACACACGAGTCTGACGCTGCTTTTTTGACGCAGGAGGTTCGGGCGTGAGTTCTGCAACCGATTTTGGTTCCGATTTGCTGCCCCCAAGTATGCGTTTAAAGAATTCTTTCATGTGCCCCAAGCGTTTCGAAATAAGGGAACTTGAAGTCTATCACTATAACGTAATCCATATCGCATACAGGCTAGAGCTACATTTTGATTATTCATATTGTAAACACTTTCTACACCTCCCACCGGCATTAGATAAATCTCGCCTGTGAAACCATGGTCCCTATACATAATACTGGCTGCTAGGGCATGTTCGACGTCTTTTTCTGTGGCAACCACAAACTTAAGATAAGTCCAGCCCACTGTCTCATAGTCACAGACAACGTCAGGACGGATGGCATCTTCCCAACGTTCGCCACTGTTAGGCAACTTGGCACTGACACTAAAAGTTAGATCACTTCTAGTACGCTTATTGACCCAGGCCTGTAAATATTCTTTGAATTCAGCGGCAAGAGGCTGAGTACCATTGGTTTCAAACGTCAATTCTCTAAGATCTCGCATGAACTCATGATCCAATAAATCTGGATACTGACGTTGCCAACCTAGCAAGGGTTCTCCGCCTGTGACAACTAAGTGTT